GTATACTGTAATGACCAGAGAGTATCGTCGTTGACGTCGATATCCTGAGAACGTATGGTATTGAAATTTCCAGTTCCGATATACTTGTAGAAGTATGCAACGACGTCAACATCAACGAATACCTGATGTTGAGTTCTACCATATTCATCTGTTATCTGCGGATTATCTAACGGTGTTCCGTCAGCATCATAAATTGGCGCTACCGTGTTACCGTCTTTGACATTGAACATGACACAGCCATGAAGCGGCTTATTGTCATTGTCTAGGTAACGGTTCCATGTGTCGAAATTTCTAGACATACCAAATTCTCCTTCCATTTACTAATTTCCATTTCATTCCTTTGAAGCATGAACCACCAGGATGATATGATTTACGATGTTTGGCACTTTCTGACATACGTTTCTTAGATTCTTCTGAACGTTTCTTGCCTTTATTAGATTCAATCAAGCTAACCCAGTTACTAGGCGTCTTACCTTTATGGTGAATGCTCATGTGATCAGCTGAACGTAAGAATATTAGTTCTTCAGGTGGTCTGTTATAATAAAGATTCATGAGAATTAAATCTTCCATCGTATTCTCATAATCATCATGTATTTCAAGACGGTGATGACAATGCCATGTTTCATTAAGATCATTATAAGCTTCCATGAAGTTCTCTATCTTCTGGAAGTCTTTACAATAAGATTTGACCTTATTAAGATTAATCATTGATTTCTCCATTTCTCCCATGCAGCCTTGATAATAGGACTATTCTTGGCTTCTGCAGGTTCTTTATCCTTGTTCCATAATAATGAATAACTAGAAATCAAACGGTCGATAGTTTCTTTCGTTTCTTTCTTGGTTAATGCAGTTTCAACAATCTTAGGACTTGAACCACGACCTTTATAATTTGCACCTTCTTGAACTGCGATTTGACCAATCTTTCCAGAATTTATTCCCATTGCAAGTTTATTTGCTAAGTATTGTGCCTTCTGATATTTGTTCAAATCTGTAAATGTACTAGCGTCTGCAGCATTACGTAAATAATGTGTGACAGGTTCATCTGCAATCTTAGACATAGGTCTCATATAATCGTCAGCCATACGTACGGTTTCTCGCATACCTGGCTGTGTCTGAGTTAGATACGTCTGATATATTCTTTGAACTTCATCACGATTAATAGGTCTTCCAGGTTCAGTATATACTACTTTGGAAAGTTCCTGTTTAAGTTCAGAATCAGGCATATCATTTACTGCATTACGTATAGCCCTGTCAGAAGACGGATATGGTAACTTATGTGCCCTATAGAAATCAATTTCAAGTTGTGAAGGTAAATGCATATGTTCTGCAATTTGAGGTAAACCAGCTTTAATGTGTGCTGTTTCACGTGCAGCTTCAAGTGATCTCTTTACTTCAGGATCACTTGCATTAGATGCTAACTTTGCACCTTTACGGGCATTGAATAATAATGCAGCACCAAGATTTGTACCAACATCTGTAAATGCATCCCATCCAATTTGTGTCCAATCTTTCTGATATGGCGAGTCAGTAACCTTATGCGCTACGTCACGACCTGCACGAATACCGGGGCCGATTAGTGATTTACCAACACCAGGAAGAGCGTCTGCTACTGCACCCGCACTGCCTAATGCTAAGTCTCCTGTAGCTCCCCAACGAACTTTAGGCGCATCTCCAATCTTTGGCGCATCATAACCAAACAAAGCAGCGTCAGGTTCATTAATGTAACGTTGTTTCTCATAGTCAGAAGCAAGAAGGTTACGCCAGAACCCCCAGTTTCTATCTGAAGATTCTTCTGGATTTACCATATCTACATATGTTCCCTTTACTTCTCGTTCACGTCTAGCTTTAGCCGCAGCTTTCTTACGTTCATCTTTATAGAACTGCTTATATTCGTTGGACTTGTCGAACCATTCCTTAAGTTCTTCTTCACTTAACCAAGGATATTTCTCTTGTAGAGAATTAAATCTAGCTTTAGAAGGAAATTTGCCATCAAGATCTTTCCAAATAGTAGCCTTGATTCCAGCCTTATCACCAAGGAAATCAGCAACATTTCTGTATTTATCAGTAAAGTCGGAATAGCCCTCGAGAACTGTATAATCGAAGGCATCAGGATTAGTCAAGAAATTCCTGACTTGATCTGGAGCTACTTCTCCAATCTTATTTGCTAATGTTTCAATTTCTTGTTCAGACATTATTTCCTCACTAAGTCAGCTACTCCGTTTGAATATTTGACTCTATATTTCTTAGAATCATAAACTCCAGTTGCTGCAAATTGTCTACGAGCTTCAGCTAATTCTGCTGCAGATTTAGCATTATTCTCTTCAACAGTAAATCCTTTATTTGCAATCTTCTGAGCATATTCATTTCTTAAAGCTGGATCTTGAATTTGACTAAGATATTCATTAGCCTTTGCTTTATTAGCGTCATTCCATGTTCCACTAAGAGTTGTATCTATATTCTTCGTAAGCTCTGTATTATTAAAGGAAGGAGCAGGTGTAGCTGGTACTGTAGCCGGCTGTTCTATTTCTTTCGGAATATTAATACCGAGCTTGTTACCATAGAATTGTTGTTCAGCTACTGCCATAGCTTTCTGATATTTCAGCATTTCATCATTAGGATTCTTATTTAATGCCGCATTAATCTGAGTGAGCTTAGCATTTGCTACATTATAACCCTTAGTCCATTCGTCAACTTTAGCTACATTCTGTGTATCTTTATTCATTGATGCAATATTATAGGTATTCTGACGATTTAATTCATTCTGTTTAGCCTGCCATGCTTCCTGTTCTTGCTGTCTAGCTAACTGTTCCTGTGCTCTCTTTAAAGCTTCATTTGATTGGAATTCCTGTTGAGCAGCTAGCTGGTCCTTGTTATACTGATACTGTGCAGCAGTATTGAATGCATCCTGAACAGCCTTACCACTCTGTTGAACTGCATTGCCCCAGTTCTGGCCCATTTGAGCAACACGGTCATATCTACGCTGCAAATAATTTGCGCGATTAGCCATGGCGTTGCCGAGCATTCCGCCGTAATTAATGTTGTCTCTTTGATATATTGCCATGTTAACTCCTATTAGTAAAGACCTGCAATAGCGGAATCATAACCGACTCTAGCATTAAGTCTATCCTGTTGTGCCTGCATTACGTCACTCATACGTGCATCCTGAGTATTGTAGTAGTCAGAAGCTAAGTTACCTTGTAAACCAATCTTATACTGGTTTGCTGTATTGAGCGCGTTAAGTCTATTCTGGTTATTTCTAATCGCATCGGCATACTTCTGATATTCGAAACTTCTATCCTGGTTATACTGATTCAATGCAGTATTGTAGAGTTCGTCAGACTTAGAAGCAACGCCCTGAGCAATACCCAAAGCTGCGCCAGTTCCACGGCCTAAACCAGCACCAGCTGCGCTATGCTGTAACTGGTCACGTGTCTGTCCGATAATCTGTGCATAATACGGATTCGTGAAATCTTCTACGGTCTTCCCATAGTTAAATTCACCTACATCAGCAGCATAGTCTTCAGGATTATAACCGGCAATAGCCTGTTTATAGGCGTTAACGTCTTGCTGAGTTCCTAAAGATCCACGCGTATCGTAATATGCATTAATCTGATTGAGTAACTGATTATACTGTGCATCGGTAATTGCGCCTTGCTGACGTAATTGATTCGCTGCTTCTTTACGAGCATTTGCTTCTCTCTTGGATGCTTCATTTGCATAATATCCTTGGATTGCAGCTCCACCGAGCTGACCTGCCGCGCTAGCTATAGCGCCAGCTACAATTAAAGGTACCATCTGATATTCTCCTTAAATTTCTTGTTTAATAATTAGTTCCATTTCTTTATAACAAGGATGCCCTGTGCATTCTCGTCAGGTGCCATAGTAGCGTTAATGACAGACCCGTCCACCTGGATTCTCCTTCCTTTGTTAGTCATCAGGAAACCCTTGTAGCATGTCGGTATCTTCACGTCATTCATCTTCCCTCCGTCGTAGATAACGACAAAGAGCATGTTCTTTATGACAGTTATACAGTAATCTTTCTGTCCTTCCTGGCCATACTGTCCTTTCAGAGCTTCCTGGTTCTTGTTACTCTCGTCATATCGTATGAGTTTAATCATTGCCCCTCCTATATGAAGTTAGAACACGGACTGAATGAAACCTTCAGATTCTCTATGGCCATGGGTATAGGTTCTGTTGAAGAAATTTCCAACGTGAAATACTTACCCATACCTAGCTGATAGACCGTCGTAGAATAGTCGTAGGAACCAATCTTTCCGAGGTAATAGTCTTCATAGTCTGACCATGTAGAACCGTCCCAGGAGTAACGTATGGACAAACGGGGATTCATTTCGAGGTTGGTATACTGGTCATTGAAAGAATGTTGACCGTTGTTGACTATAATTTCAGCCATGTCTATATAGAACGGACAATCGTTGGAAGTCAATACGCCGCCTCTCCTGACCTTCAGTATAGGTCTTTCATCATGCTCCGTGTACTTGTTCTCGTCGTTATAAACGAGTGCATTAGTAGTACCCAGATAAATCTTACCGTATGCGAAAGTAGCATGGTTATATCGCCAATACATGAGTCTGTTCGAAGGATCGTAAGAAGCACGGTAATGCCATGCATCTTCGTTTATATCGTATACGTATGTCTTGTTGGAATCTTCGAAAGTCAATGCATAGAATACATGCTGGTGTTCCTGGAATATCTGGGCATATGCGTTATCGGGGTTAACCATCGTGGTGAGTTCCCTTTCGATATCCTGTGTAGATACTCTCTTGATTGTGGTATCGGAAATCATGAAGATACCGTTATCGCCGATATCAGAAGAACCGAGCCATAATACGTTGTTACCAAGCATTGCCAGAGAGTTAGGTGCCTTTATACCGATATTACCTGCGGCGTTGTCCGGAGAACTGAAAGGATTATTTACGTCATCGTTGTAAGAGAATACCTGCCATGAACGTTCACCGAATGTATAGAGCTTAGAACCGTTAGAGCAAAGAGCTATGGTATTGTCAGGACACCATTCGGAATATGTAATGAAACCGTAATTGGCATACTGTACTGTGCCTACTCTGAATACGTCGTATTTCTCTGGCGTATCGTCTGCGGTTCCAGTAATGAATTCCTTATACTTGTCATAGTATGCGTCAGAGATTTCACCTGCGATATACTGTTCCTGCGTAGCCTTGTCTAATGTATTCCACCATACGATAAATTCCGATCTTTCTTCGTAGAACGATTCAGGTTCAGAATCCTCTATTTCGAACGGATATTGATATGAAGTATAGAATGCGTCAGTACCGGCGTCGTTAACGATTAAGTAACCGTAGAGGTATGCGCAATGTGTAGGCTTGATATATGTGTCCTTGGAATTTACTCTCAAAGGAAGCTTAATTCTCTTGAAGTCCAATTGCTGGTCACCTACTGAAAGACCAGTATTAACTGCATATACGGAATAACCGTCCACTATGATTAAATGTGGATGTGCAGAACCGTAACCGCCGGTTTCAGTCATATGGCATTCTGTGCCGTTAGAACCTATGTTCGCAATATAATTGTATGTATTATCTTCGTTTACGAGATAAAGCGTATTTCCATATACGGCATAGAGAACTGGCCTGTTATCATAGCCTCTGGAAACACGGTACATGCCTCTGCATTTACCAGTTATATCTGCAGCCTTTACCTGACCCTGTATAGTTCTCATTAATATGGAACAAGAATGCTCAGTAGGATTCTGAGTTTCTACGTACATATTCGTGGATTCACCGAGGCCAACCTTTGCGAGGTTAGACTTAGAGATAGTCCCGGCTATGTTCTCTACTAGGCGTATCTGATTAGCCATATGTTCTCCTTAAATATTGTAGCCTGCGAGGAGCTCAGCCTGTGTCATCGTACTGTTGAGATAGTCGTAGTCGTATCTATCTCTCAGGACCATTCTGTTGACGGCTTTCGGAGTCCTTACGTTATCTACGAGCACCCTGACCTCGTTCTCGAGTCTCTGCATCTGTGCATCGTCGAGTCTCGGATATTGTAACGCAAGCTTATGAGCGAGGGCTACGATAAGAAGTTCAACGTAGTTGTCCGGAATATACAGGTCAGAATCGAGGTCGAACTGGATAGCCTCGTTATAATTAACTTTGAGTCTTCGATCTCCGAGGCGGTATATACAAGGCTTTACTCTCATGACCCATTCGCCTTCGGATTTCTCTGTTACCGTAAAGACATTCGCGTCATTGGTATAATTGTCGAATTCGTTTGCCGGGATGAATTTAAGTTCGAAATAGAGCTTATACGGCTGTCCGACGTCCGTTACGACATATACTGAATTAATCTTTGCAACATCCCTTATACAGATATGGTTCATAGACATATACTTCTGCATTTCCTGGATTCTCGGATTCAGGTAGTCATGGATAGTCTGTGCTCTCCAGTCATATACATCCAAAGCTGGTCTATAAACAATATAAACCGTATCTTCAACACCTTCTACCATGGCCCATGTTCCTTTCTCGTATTCTTCAGCCGAAGGCGTATATGCTTCGAGCGCCTCTACAGACGGGAAATAAAGGTTGTTTCTTCCCTTTACTGTATCGGTTTCGTCATATATGTGCGTATATTCTACGTTCCTGACTAGAATGGAATTCTGTGTCCATACCAGTAAATTGTCATAATTATACTTATTTACTATACCCTTTAGCAATTTATAGGCGCTTTCAAGAATGTCACCAGGTACTGCCTGCTTACGAGGTGTCAAATTTATGCGCGTTACCGCCTCTTTAATTATAGATCTCACAGAAGCCATTTAAATCTCCTTAATATTAAACTTTAACTAATAATTAGACAGGTTTACGAAATATCTGAAACTTACTATATTTATCAATTATGAGCGAAATTTGGATATATTTAAACAGAACACTTATACAAAGAGATACAATATTAGCTATTTCTAATATGGGAAACATGAAATTAGGTTCAGGAATAATCAAACCTATACCATTAAGACAATGTGTAAAGATACTAAACAAGAAATATCAGTGTTCACGAATATTAGCTGAACATTTCATACCAAAGACTGAAGAAGATATAGCTTTAGAACGCGATTGTGTAGATCATATTACACATAATCCTATAGATATGAATGTAAATGATATCAGAAATTTGCGCTGGTGTACAATTAGAGAGAATTGTAACTTTGATGAAGCTAAATTAAACTATTCTAAAGGTCATAAAGGACGCAAGCCATCTAAAGAGCAGAAAGATAAGATATCTGAAGCACTTAAAGGTAAACTTCATTCTGAAGAAACTAAATTAAAGATGTCAGAAGCTAGAAAGCGTTATTGGGAGAGAGTAAAGAATGCCAATAAATTGTAATAATTGTAATGCGCCATGCTGTCGCCATGTAATAAAGGGATTAGACAGAGGTGATGGTACATGTAAATATTTCGACGAAGAATCCTGTAAATGCAGTATATATTCTACAAGATTTCATATATGCAATACAGACTGGATGTATGATAATGTCTATAAAGAAATAATGAGTCGATCAGAATATGACCAACTCAATGAAGATGCTTGCAATGTTATTAAAGCTAATTATAACGCGTCCAAAGACTAAGATATTTAGCGGCTACTTCTTGGGCCTTCTTTACATTATATTCAGGCATCTGTTCGCCATGGTTCATGGCATATACTGCCAATGCAACAGCGTCACAAAGGTCCGGCGAGTGGCCTAATATCTTCTTGACGTCATCCTTGGGTACAAGTTGGCCCTGTCCCCTGTTATTAATGAATAAAGCCTGTGCCAGCATTTCTTCCTTGACTATATCGTTAACCCAGAAGCCCTGCTTGATTGCCTTGGCTAATTCTAGGTATATTTCAGTTCTGGCATTTGGATATTTCTCGAAATCTATAGCCTTCTGTGCGAAATTGATACTATTAACAGGCATATTCTTGTCCTGACATATATCGTATACGCCTTGACCATAGCCTCCAGTTGTATCGATATTTCCTGACTTAAACTTAAATTTGTTATGCAGCATGTCCACTATGCCTACTTTCTGTTGAGTACTGGCTTCGACTTTCTCTATATAATCAACCATACCATATTTATCAACAACTACGTACATATCAGAGTCAGCACCGACACCGGAAGCGTCCATACCGAACCAATATTCCTTACCGTTATCCCTCTTTGTGAGTGGAAATTCATGTCTAAATATAATCTGCGATGCCACGTCGCTGTCAACGATCTCACCAAGAACTTGCTGACGGTATAAGTTAGTGCCTTCCTGATATCTTTCCTTCAGTTCAGCCTTATATTCATCTGAAGAGAATCTATTGTCCAAAGAAGAAGCATATATTACCTTTGAAGGATATTTCTTTACAAGATTGCCGAACCAGTTATTAACCTTAGCTAAAGAGTTAGGCGAGGAAATCAGTCTGGTCATGGACTTATATTTAGAACCTCTCATACGGTCACGACAATAGTTATACATTTCTTCAGGTATATATGCGGCTTCATCTATAGCCAATAATGCGATTTCTGACAAACCTAATACAGCAGTTGGATTCTCTGCAGAATATCCAAATATATGAGAGCCATTCGCGAAATGAACTTCTCTCCTGTTCTGAATCGTATAATCTATATGTGACCAATCGCAGAATGCCCTTATTTCACTTAGAAGTGCTTTCTTAAGAGCATCGTGCGTTTGTGCTACCATAATACCGCGTATTCCGGGTTTCTTACAACATTGCATTACAAGCCATATAGCAAGTCCTGCCGACTTACCACTACCTACGCCACAGCATGCAATAGCTAAATCATCGTCGAAACGTTTGAATATATATTCACCCTGCCATGGCGATAATTCAGGTTTACCATCTTCCCATTCACTTGTATTCATTATTCCCTGATCTGAAATTCAAGATTGATACCTTGTGATTCGGCCTTTACGTTAGTAACTTTATCCTTGCCCCATTCATCTTTAGAACGTCTTTCGAGAATATCCAGAAGTGTCTTAGCCGACTTATTGAAACGTTCTTCAAGCAATGATTGAGTCAATTTGAGCTTTACCAATGCAAGATTGTCAGAATATAGCTGATTCCATTCTTCAGTAAACTCTTCTATTACTGTTCCAGGCTCACAATTAAGACGACAAATAGTATACCATTCTTGTGCGGAATTAGTGGATATAAGGCCAATACTGCAAGCTTTAAGTCGCTTACAATCACGGTTAATCCTTACACCGTTCTTCTCTATCTGCTTTACGTCTTCAAACAGCTCTATACCGTCTTTAAACAGATTCTTTGTCCATTCAAGTAAAGTCATACATCACGTCCATGTTCTAGGCATTTAAGCTGCGATACGAGCTTTAAATACTTGTTATTGGTTTCAAGTTCTCTTAGAATACAGGCCAAGAGTAAAGGAATGTCTTTAATATCATCCCTCATTGGTTCCTGTGCACTGTTAATTTCTTGTTTGATTTGCTTCTTTGTAGCCATTATAAATTCTCCTTATGCCAGCAGATGGATTTGAACCACCGATGTTAACCTGTTAAGGACGTGATCTACAGTCACGCGCATTCAGCCTCTCTGCCATACTGGCGTAGTACACCTGAAGGTAATCGAAACCCTATCTTAGCGTTCGTAGCACTATGCTCTTCCTGTTAAGCTACAGGTGTCT